GTCAGACCTGTAAAAGTTACGCTTCCATTTTTGCCAGCTTGTTCTGCCATTATTAATCACCTCTTTCTTTTTTTATTTTTGTATCTCTAATCGATACTGTACAAAATAGTTCCATATTCCATTATCTTTTGTTAAATTATCTAATTCCCTTTTCATATATATGGTATTCCAGCCCGCTACGGTTAATGAACACCAATCGTATAGAGCCGTCAGCTTCGTGTATATATCATTAATCGTTGTCGAGCTATTATGATCATCATAAATATTAAACTGTATTATCACATTTTCCATATCTTCGGTATATGTATAATCAGCTACCCCGCTAATTTTATGATATGTTATATAAGGGTATACTGTCCCCTGCGGTGCTTCGGTTAGATACATTCCCGATACTACCGCTTTGAGGGCTGCGTTACCATTATATTTATTCCATAGTCCCTGAAATAATACTTGCATATAATCTCCTTATAATTCTGCATGTGCTATTTTTAAATTTTCTGAAAATATAATATTCTCATCTTTTTCCAATCTAATTAATTTAACTTTAGATTTACATTTATGACAAAAATTTTCAGTTCCATCACAATAATAAATTAATTTACATTTTGGACATTTCCATATTTTCATTTCTTTTTTACCTCCCTTTAATTTATATAATCTTCTTAAACATTTGCCTTATAGCCTTTTCATTCTTGTGAAGAGCAGGTCGCAGGAAAGGCTGTGATGGTTGTAAAAAGGTTCTACCAAGACTATCAGTTTTATTTAAAAAACCTAATTCTACTCTACGAGCATATTCAACATTACTGCCAACCCTGCCAGTCGTGCCTTCGATTTCATGAGTAATAGAGCTTCTTAACCGCCCCGTATCTACAGGACAAAATATTTTAGCGTCACGTTCCACCATTAAACAAGCCTTTGATATTATCCTTTTATTTTCCTTATTTATTTTTTGAACAACTTTAACTCCGTACCATAATACATTTTTCATTTATATTTCCTCTTTCAAAGTTATTCGTAATCGTTTCCCTTGGCTATGCCCCATATTATTAATATAGATAATCTTATATGTAGTCGTGCCTTTAACAAATATGTCAGCTTCGGTAATTGTTTCGCCGATAGGATAATCGATATAAAAGTAATGGTCAGCAATAACCGTCAGCTTATCAGCCGAAAGCCGTTCATCCCCCCTAATAGTAGATAGCACGCCTGTGATGTTTCGCAAGCCAGCATATGCAAATATCTCGCCGCCCATTCCATCTGGCGTCCCTGTCCATCGTCTCAATTCCATTGTGACTTTTTTGCCTATAATTTTAATTACCCCCTATACGAATAATGGTTCTGGAATAGTATTAATACGGTTTTTGGCTATTTCACAATATTCTTTATTTAATTCGATTCCTATATACTTACGCCCCAATTCTTTGCAAGCTACCGCCGTTGTGCCTGAACCGAGAAAGGGGTCGAAGATTATCATATCTTTTAAAGATAACATTTCTATTAATCTTTTAATCAATAATATTGGTTTCTGCATTGGATGACCATATTCTTTTTTATTAAAAGTTTTCTGATTTTCGGGAAGAAAACTCCATACATTTGTAAAATTAGCATACTCAGGAGCACGGGAACTCTTAACATCCCATCCCCATAATCTTTTATATATCTTATTACCTTTATTGGAATGTGACCTCATGCTTAATTTCCCAGTTTTAATTTCCGCCCTTAATGATGATATATACCTTTTAATAGCTTCTATACTGATTACATCGAACATTATTCCTGGTACTTTAATATCTTCATAGTTTCCTTTATTTTGATAAAATTTCATACCATCTTTTGCATATATAAATATTTCCTCGTGTCCTCTCATTAATCTTTTGGATGGGAGACAAGTTCTTTTCACCCATGTTATATGTTCTTTAAATTTAAAATATATATTAGCTTCATTTATCCAGTCAATCACTGTTGGCATTTGTCCAAAAAATATATAGAATCCTGTTTTTTTCATTATTCTATCTATTTGTTTTGTGAATGATTTTATATCTATCTTTTTGTCCCATGTATCTAAACCAAAACCATAAGGAGGGTCAGTTAATATTGAGTCGATACTATTATCAGGTATCCCCTTCATCACTTCAAGACAATCACCACATATTATTTGATTAATATAATCTTCTATCATACAATCTCCCTCTTAATATATCTATCTAAAATATTCTCCGCTTCTTTTGGTATATCTCCATCATCTAAAGTTATACTTATATCCCCTACTTTATAATTCTTTACCCCGAATATTTCCTCCTGTCGTTTCTGATAGATATATTTAACTATAATCTTTATTGCTAATTGCAGGTCAGAAGGCATATCGCTTGAGCTATACCCTGCATAATATGTCATTCTAACATTGCCGTGACCCTCGCTAAAACCGCCGTTATAATATATATGGTCGCTAAACACTTCATAACTATCCTCATCAATTTTGCTACTGCCAATCCAAAGCTCCCTAAAATGAGATAATATAACATCGTCATCATCAACATCTTCAACGATAGTATCGGTAAAAGTTAAAGTTAAAGCAGCCACCCCATCTGTATCTATGGTAAGCAGACCACTATTGCTATCGCTATTTTGCACTAATACTTTATCACCTGTCACAAAGCCATCATCCACAAAGCTACCACCATCAGCCCTCGTTACTGTTTTTGCCGAACTATCCCAAACAAGGTCGTCAAGATTAACCGCTAATACCGGGTATTGTTCAAAGTATATTATTGGCTTTCCATTCCCATCGTGCCGTTCCTTTACATATAGAGCCGCCTCAAATTTTCTATTACAATAATTCTCTACCCAATCTTCAACCGAGCCATGTATAACCGATATAATTTCCGAAGGATCACTGGCTGCTATATCCGATGTGATAGTCTGGGCTGCCGCGTGGTCTGCATTAAAGCCGAATAATAGCCCTGCATCGCTGCCCGTATGAGTATATGCTATCGTGTGACCTGCACCCACATCTATCGTGAATTTCTTGGTAGTAGTCGAATAGGTAACCGTAGAGCTAATAGTAAATGCAGTATCTATTTTACCTTGTAGTTCGGTAGCCAAATCTGCCCCGTTATACGTGCCGTCATCTACTTCTACACTCGTGTCACTACCGCCATCATAAGCTAATAATAATACATCGTGAGAAGCATTGACGGTAAAATAGCCGATATCTACATCGAGATAATTTAATATATTTTCGAGAGATACTATCATTTATGTCACCTTCTTAAAATAGTTAGTAGGTAGAAATTTTATTTATATATTAAGGGAATATAACAGAATCGCAAGTTTTGCCCTTATCATTTAAAATATAAACTATATCATCTGTAAACATAACTTCCCCTAAACCATTTTCAAAACATATAATTATTTGTACTATCGTTTTATTTTTAATATTAGGATGTAAATTTATATAATTATCATCTTTACCAAACTTTTCAGGCTCACAACTTGTTTAATTTTATCTATTAACTTCCAACTTGTATGTTCTTTTATCCCTGTTCTTAACTTTAATATCATACTATCTATCTCCTTTCTATCTATCTACCTACTAACTATTTCTTAAAATAAGGGAGCAGGTTTCCCCGCCCCCTATTTATTTTTTTAGCTTCTATTCTGGAATACTCTCACATAGTCAATTGACATTACGCCAAGTCCAGCACCGCTTGCTTTATATAATCCGAGATGAGGTTGGCACTTGCTATTAGCTGCCGAAGCTGCGTTAGCAAAAGTGGTCGAACTGCATACTCTTGCACCGTCAATATAGAATTTAATATCTGTCTGGGTAGTGCAGTCAATTCTAAATATATGATATACTCCAGCTACCAAAGTTGTAGAAGAGGCTGCAGCAGTATCGGTTGCATTATCATCAGATTCACAAGTTACTACACCGCCAGCAGGCACTTCAAATCCTACTCGATAAGCACTTCCACCGTCAGCCCATGCACCCCACAAACCAAAGGAAGCTACAGCAGCTAAAGTCGGTAAAGTTGTTAATGATAATCGAGCTTCAAAAATTGCACCTTGAGCTATACTAAACATTAATTCATCATTCATGTGTAAAGCTGCGTCTTGTTTTTCATCAGTAACATCTAAAGAACAAGCAACCAATCCATTAACACCATCAGCAGTTTTAGCTACAGTAGGAGAACCAGCGGTTAAAACAATCTTTTTAGACCATTTTACACCTGACTCTACTGAACCGCTTGCGGGAATTACTACATCAGCCCCGATAAAATCATCATAAAATACTACTGGGAACATTCCTACTAAAGATTCAAAAGTTGACTTTTCATATACCATCGGGAATCCGCTATTCTTAAAATTATACTTTGCTAAAGTCTTACCCATAATAATACTCCTTTCACCCCTGTTTAAGAGGCAACCTTTCGGTCAAAAGGTTATTTTTTTATTCTTTTATTTTTAGCTGCACCCCGCAGCATTTTGTCACGGGGTGCTTTGTCAATTTGCTTTATGTTTACTT